TGCTTTGGGTTACAACGCACTAGATGCCAATACTACTGGAGATCAAAACGTTGCAGTAGGTCATAACTCATTGACAAGCAATACTACAGGAACATTAAATACTGCAGTAGGTCAGTCATCATTGACTAACAATACTTTTGGTAGTAATAACATTGCCATAGGTCAAGCCGCAATGCAGTTGAATACAACTGGTGCTAGAAATATCGGCATTGGCGTTGCTGCTACACAAAAAAATACTATAGGAACCGACAATATTGGTATTGGGTATTTGGCTCTTCAAGAAAACACAACAGGTACTAGCAACGTGGCAGTTGGTGCTTATGCACTAGATGCCAACACTACGGGAATCAACAATACCGCAATTGGACGGGTTTCGCTAACAGCCAATACAACTGGAGATTACAATACTGCAGTAGGTGCTGCTGCCCTTGAAGCCAACACCATAGGAAGATTTAATACCGCACTAGGTTATGGCGCTCTGGCCCTTAATACAACTGCTAATGAAAATACGGCAGTTGGTTATTTAGCACTACTTTCTAACACAACAGGCGCAGCCAACACAGCAGTTGGATCCTATGCTCTTGACGCCAATACAGTAGGTTTCAACAATACTGCAGTTGGCTGGGCAGCACTTACAGTAAATACCACTGGTAGTTATAATACTGCTATCGGTCTAAATGCAATGCGAAATACAACAACTGGTAGTTCAAATACTGCAATTGGCGAAGGCACATTAGTAAGTAACGCGACTGGTTCTGCGAATGTTGCCATCGGTAATGGTGCTTTGTATGAGTCAACTGCTGATTACAATACAGCAGTAGGACACGAAGCATTACGATTTAACACAATTGGAACTCTTAATGCCGCTTTTGGAAAGAACGCACTTCGTGCCAATACAACTGGTAACTATAATACAGCAGTAGGTATGGACGCTCTTTATTCAAATACTATAGGTCAATATAATACTGCTGTTGGTAGACAAGCATTGCTTGGCAATACAACTGGCAATGGCAATACCGCAATGGGATTAAATGCCCTTGATGCAAATACAACTGGTTCTAATAACGTTGCTTTCGGTCAGGATGCACTAGGAACACAAACCACAGGTGTTAACAACACTGCAGTTGGAACATCTGCATTATTTTCTAATACAAGTGGCGAAAATGTTGCATTAGGTTATCAAACCCTATACGGCGCAACTGCTAATCAAAATACTGGCGTGGGTCCTTACGCTGGAAGTTCATTAACAACTGGTGTAAACAACACAATGCTTGGTTATAACGCTCAAGCTTCATCTGCAACCGTATCTAACACAATCACACTAGGCAATTCTTCTATTGCAACATTGCGTTGTCAGCAAACATCTATCACCGCTCTTTCAGATCAGCGTGATAAGTCAAACGTATTAGAAATTCCAGTAGGTCTTGACTTTGTTGAAGATTTACGCCCAGTAACATTTACTTGGGATACACGCCCTGAGTATGATTCAGATGGCAATGTAATCCCTAACGCTAATGATGGCCTGCAAGAAGGTGGCTTTATTGCTCAGGAACTTCTTGCTACAGAAGAGAAGTTTGATACTCGTGACTGGACTCGTATCGTCAGCACAGACAATGAAGACCGTTTAGAAGCTGCTCCAAGTAAGTTAATCCCTATTTTGGTCAAGGCAATACAAGAACTTTCAGCAAAGGTCGCTGAACTAGAAGCAAAGGTAAAATAATATGACAGTAACAAAGACACTTACTAAGGCTACTCCTACAGTTGACCTTGCAGGCAAGGTTACAAAGTGGGACGTAGAGGTTGAATACACAAAGGATGACTACACAGCAAAGTTCACAAAGTTTGCTGAGGTAGATCCAACTAAGGCACCAGAGGCTTTTACAAAGGCAGAACTTTGGGGGCTTGCAGGAGAGGCGCATCTTGACGCAGTGTTCGATTCTATGTACGAATCAACCCACTCAACACAGGCTCCAGCTGAGTCCAAGGTAGACGGGTTTGATGTAGACTCTCTTAAGTGAAGAGAGTACTAATCGCCACACCGTCTTACGACGGCACCGTAGATGTCTGGTATGCCAGCGCACTACACCAAACAACCATACTTGGACTACAGAATGAGATCTATTTTCATCCTGTGTTTATGTCCTACGATGCTCTGATACAGCGAAGCCGCAATGACCTTGTGGCTTTGGCTGTAGAGCAAGAGTTTGATGGCATCTTATGGATTGACGCAGATATGGAATGGCACCCACAGTGGGCGCTAGACCTGGTTGATTCAGGTAAAGATGTTATCGGACTACCAGTAATCAAAAAGTCAGCAACTGAAGAGTCATACAACATCAAGTGCAAGCCAGAAGATCTGGTAGCAAATAATGAAGGACTTATCAGCGTTGAATCAGTAGGCACAGGGTTTCTATACTGGAGCAAAGCTGCTTACACAAACCTTTGGGATAACAGCCAAGAGTATGTCCACAACGGACAAGACAAACGCTGGATTTTTGAGGTTAAGATTCAAGACGGTGACATCATCTCTGAGGATGTGCTCACCTGCCAGAAGTTAAAAGAAGCTGGCTTTGATATCTTGATTGACCCAAGCAAAACCTGTAACCACGTAGGAAAACTAAAGTTCCAGGGTAACTTCGCATCCTTTATGGAGCGAATAAAACAATAAGTTATAGACCTGAACACGTCTCTAAACTGTTCATCTTTTTATGCCACAAACAAAGGAGCAAGTAGATGCCATACGGCGATGATATTACCGAGGGAATACCCTATTCATTATCTAACCCTGCTGGATCTACTACCTACTCAGCTACAGGTGAAGCATACGATGTAGCTATTGGTGGATTACCGTTCTTCTTATTTAACTCTGACGATACACCTTATCGTCGTGTAACTGCACAGTATCGTAAGCAACAGATTGACCAGAGCCGTGAGCCTGGCGAGCAGACACTGACTGGTTGGTGGCTACGTAGCCAAAGTTCTTTCCACTATGGACAAGGCATCAAGTTCTTTGAACCTATCCAAGAAGAATCACTCCGATTCCAGTACACAGAGTCTAAGGGTGTAGATGTATGGACCAAGGGACAGGCAACACTACTAAAGTCTTGCAACAACCAGCACGTTACTACTGGTGGTATTAGAACTGATGGTCGTCCGTGGCAGATGATGCGTTCTATCCAATGGGAAACTAGCGGCAATATCTATAACGGTGTGCTTCTTGCAGATGAATACGATGTAGACAAGATATTCCCATCTATTACTGTATCTATCAGCAACAAGGCATTGACATCTAATGTAGCAACCCTGACAACAACTGCAGCTCACGGTCTATCTACTGGTATGCAGATTACAATTACTGGTGTGGATGCTACCTTCAATGGTGAGTACCGCATTACAGGCGTTCCTACAACTACCACTTTTACCTATGCAAAGACAGCCAGCAACGTAGCATCTACTGCTGTATCTCCAGTAGGTACAGGCGTTGCAGAGATTATCCACTTCATTGACTATAACTCAGGCTCAGACTATCCAGTACACGCAATCTGTGATGATGGTGTCTATGCCTACTGGGTTACTAATGTACTAAATACCGGAACTCCAAGACTAAGAGTATATAAGAAGCTGCTATCTGATGACAGTTCTGTATCGCCTACCCTGATGATTAGCGATAACGGTATTACTGTAACCAACGCTGTTATGGAATACACCAAAGAGCGTATCGTTATGTGCGTCAACGATAAGATTTATGAATTTGCAACCAGCGCAACAGCACTTCCTACTGCTGTTTATTCACACAGAGATCCAGATCATATCTTTACTAGCATTACCTCATCAGGTGCTGCTATCTATTTATCAGGCTACAGCGGTATCCAGTCCAACATCTACAAGTTTACGTTGATTACAACTAGCGGTGCTACTGGCGGAACTATGCCAACACTGTCTTCTGCTATCACAGCAGCCGAGCTTCCAGTAGGTGAGATTGTATTTAAGATTGCTTACTACCTAGGCAATATGTGTATTGGTACTAACCAAGGTGTACGTCTTGCAGATGTCAATGCACTAGATGGATCTATTACTTATGGTGCTTTGATCTTTGAATCAACACAACCAGTCTATGACTTTGGTTTCCGTGATAGATATATCTGGTGTGCCTCTGGTGTTGATGGTCAAGTAGGTGTAACTCGTGTAGATATGGGGCAACCATTAGGTAACCTTCAGTTCCCTTATGCCTATGACTTATATGACCCAGCAGATACATTAGGTCACTACACAACAGCTTGTGCTTTCCTTGGTGATACCAACCGCTTAGCATTTTGCAACGCTGGCAATGGAGTAGACGGTACTATCTACATTGAATCAGCATCTACCTTGCTAGCGCAAGGAACACTACGTACAGGATACGTTCGATACAACACACTTGAATTAAAGATTTACAAGATGCTTCAGGCTCGCATTGATACCACTAATGGTGGACTATTGATTGACTCCATTGACTATGCAGATAATTTCTATCGCATCGGTACCTTTGCACAAGAGTCATTGGTTCCAGAGATTAACATTAACTATCCACAGCAATCTCAAGAGTATCTTGGCTTCCAGTTCACACTGACTCGCTCTACCACTAACACATCTAAGGGTCCATTGTTTACTGGCTACCAGATCAAGGCACTGCCTGCTATCCCACGTCAGCGACTTATCCAGTATCCACTGTCTTGCTTTGACCACGAATCAGATCACTTCGGCGTTGAGATTGGCTATGAAGGTTCTGCTTACTATCGTATGTCTCAGCTAGAATCTATTGAAAACGTGGGAGACACCATCCGCGTTGAAGACTTTAGAACTGGTGAGTCCTACATCGGACTTATCGAAGAGCTTGACTTCAGAAATGCTACCCCTTCAGATAAGCGATTCTCCGGCTACGGTGGAACGCTCTTAGTAACCATTAGGACGGTCTAATGCAGGCACAAGACTACGCAACAGTAGCTGTTGCAGTATGCACAATAGTAGGTGGCTTCGGCGCAGCAGTGCGTTGGATGGTTAAGCACTACCTTAATGAACTCAAGCCTAATGGTGGTTCATCACTAAAAGATTCAGTCACAAGATTAGAAGAACGCATAGACGACCTGTACCGATTGGTTGCAGAGAAATGAGTAACAATGAAACCTGTTGCAAAGAAAGCCACACCTGCCGCTATTGCTGTCCTTCGACAAGCCACAGCACTCAAGCCATTACGCAAGAAAGCCTCGGATGGACTACTACCAAGCAAGGCACACATCCATCAGAATCCTAATTCAGATCACAATACTGGATTCGGTGTAGACCTAACCCACGATAAGTTGGGTGGCATTGATTGTTTCCAAATATTTGAAGAACTAAAAGTAGACAAGCGTGTTAAGTATCTTATTTTCCAAGGCAAGATCTGGTCATCAGAGCGTGCCTCAGAAGGGGACCGTGAATACACAGGTTCCAATAAGCACAACAAGCATCTTCACATCTCAATCAAAGAAGGGTGTGGAGACGACACTTCCCCTTGGTTCCCTTGGATGGGCAAGCCAAAGGCTGTCGCAAAAGTTAAGGCAGCAGTTAAGCCTTTACCAAAGAAGAAAGAACCAACAAGTCCAAAGGAGTAACAATGGATAAGAACAAGTTAAAGGCAATGGCAGCTACGTACCTACGTGCTGGTATTGCATCAGTAATCGCTTTGTACCTTGCAGGCGTAACAGATCCAAAGGCTTTAGCATCAGCAGCACTAGCTGCTATTGCAGGTCCAGTGCTTAAGGCGCTAGATCCAAAAGCTGCAGAGTTTGGTCGTGGGTCTAAGTAACCCATAGCGCGAGGCAAACAGGAGGTCGGTCCCTACGGGGACCGGCCTTCTTTTTTTATGCCACAAAATTAAAACGGGCGGTTAGGTAAGGGATCCACCTTTCCAAGTTAGCTTCGCCTAGAATCCACTAACGATGTTGTTTATACCCGTAACCGCCCTATCCAATATGTACTGTATTGGAATACTTAAAAGATACCAGAGTTACTATCACCTGACAAGTGAGTCTTTAATCTGTGACAGTTAGCGCAAAGAGTTTGTAGATTGTGTGGCTCATTATTCCACCGGTCACCGTCTTTGTGGTCAACGTCGAGCTGACTGATGTGTACTGGTATGAACCCACACTGTTGACATTCTGTGCCTTTGTACTTGGCGTATGGATAGACGCTGTTGTTATAGGTTCGCTTCCATACTGTGCGACAGCGGTACCTACTAGAAAGCTGGTTCTTCTTATCTCGTAGCTTGATCTTAGTTGGACCACAGACAGAGCAGACGGCAGTGCGTTCTGCCTCGTTATGGTCAGTTAGTTTGTGGTGCATCTTTATCTACTGGACAGGGTACGACTACCAGATTCCCGCAGTTAACACAGGTTGCATCAAGGAAGTACCAGGTTAATTCGTAGTCTTCAAAGGAGGCCATAACGGCAAAGACTTGAGACCCACACGGACACACGTGAAGTGGTCCTAAACCCCGCAGATCGGTCCCAAAAGGCTCAGGAAGGGTATGTCTGCGCCATCTAAACGATGGCAGGGTTGGTAGACGGAACCGCAAGGTTACTGTACGGTTGGTACCACTGCGCCCTTTGAGGGCGCCCGTCTGTTTAATTCGCCTCACGGCTCATATTGTAACGCCCAGTATGTGTCGCTATGCGACGACACGCCGATGACTGGTATGCTCTCTAGTATGACAACAATCGCAGCTCTTGAAGGTATTGATTACGCTGTTCTAGTAGCTGACTCACAGATTACCGAGGACAACCTAGTAACGTTAGCAACGAGTACGCCGAAGATTCTTGAAGTAGGTAAGTATCTCATCGGTATCTCAGGTGATACAAGACCTGGTGACATCCTTGCTTACAACTGGAAGCCACCTGTATACAAGGGTGAAGAGCCAGCACAATTTATGGGTAAGAAGATTATCCCAAGCATTATCACAGCTTTCAATGACAACAACTACGACTACAACAAGGTGGACAAAGATGGTGGCTTCGATTATCTCATTGCTTTTAACGGCAACATCTTTCGGATTGCTTGTGATCTCTCTTTTTTCCAAGCAAATCACGGAGCGTATGGCATTGGTAGTGGGGGTCAGCTTGCTCTTGGCTACCTGTATTCAATTGTCAAACCTGATATGGAGTTAGCCTACGCAAAGAGACACGCCCGTAAAGCCGTAGAGATTGCGTCGGTCCTTGACGCTAATACTGGTAAGCCAATACAGTTGGTGGTACAGGAAAGGTTATGAAGAAACTATTTAGAAAACTTCGTTGCTGGATATGGGGACATATCATCTTTGTAGATGGAGCAAGTGCTGAGGCAACTTGTACAGAATGTGGGGAGGAGTTCTGATGGAGTTTAATACATACGAATATGTAGAACCAGAGTTCAGAGAAGTTACAGCAACAACTGAATACGCTGCACATTACTGGTTTGAGCAGGGATGGAAAGCGTGTAGACTTGCTTTCTTGTTACATAAACAAGCAGACGAAGCTGGAGCATTTAGAGTATGACAGACCCAAAGGAACTACTGCTCACTGCACTACGTGCAGGTGATGCTAAGCGTTCACGATCTACACAAGTACAGATTGGTCCATCAGAGGTAGGTGGCTGTCGCCGTAAGGTGTGGTACCGACTTAACGATCAACCTGAAACTAATGACAACGAGCTAAAGTTAGCTGCGATTATGGGTACTGCTATCCACGCAGAAATTGAACGAGCACTAGCAGATAATCCAGATGTAATGATTGAAACATCTGTTGAATACAACGGAATGAAAGCACACATTGACTGTTTCGTACCAGGTACTGGTGATGTGATTGACTGGAAGACAAGCAAGGTCCGGAACCTTTCTTACTTTCCAACCAATCAGCAACGGTGGCAGGTACAGTTATACGGCTACCTCCTAGCTAACAACGGCTATGCGGTCAACCGAGTGTCACTGGTAGCAATTGCCAGGGACGGGGACGAAAGAGATGTCAAGGTTCATACCGAAGACTACGATGAGTCCATTGCACTAGAAGCACTCGGTTGGCTAGCGGCTGTTAAGGAAGCAAAGGAAGCACCAGCACCAGAAAAAGATGCAAGTTACTGTCAACATTATTGTAAGTTCTTTGACGCATCAGGTGAGATGGGATGCGTTGGTCTAAAAAAAGAACGTACGTCAGTCAGTGAAGTAATCATTGCTGACGAAGATATTGACAAGAACGCACTGTTATATCTACAGTTAGCAGCACAGATTAAAGAGTTAGAAACACAACAGGATTCTTTGAAGGCATCCTTCGAAGGAGTAATGGGTACTACTAATTCAGGTATCGAATTAAGTTGGACAACTGTTAAAGGACGTGAGTCAGTTGACAGTGACGAGGTAGAAAAACTATTAGGGTTTGTCCCTAAGAAGGTAGGAGCTGAGAGTCAGCGACTATCAATCAAGCAAAGTGGAGGCAAGTAAATGGCTACAGAAGGTACAAAGTTTCAAGTCAACTACAAGTTGGCAGATGGAACACTAATTAATCTTTACGCAGCAAATGTTCAGGAACTAGAAACAGGTCTTAACGATCTAGGTATGGTTTCAACTTTGATTAAGGCAACAGGTGCAGAGTTCACAGGTGGACAATCAGCACCAACAGTTGCAGCAGTAGCACAAGCTTTCAATGCAACCCCAGTAGCTGCACCTGAACCAACAGCTGGCGCTAATGTATGTAAGCACGGTGCAATGACACTACGTTCAGGCGTAGGACAAAAGGGTCCGTGGTCAGGCTATATGTGTGCAGCTCCAAAGGGTGCGCCAGATAAGTGCGACACCATTTGGGTTCGATAACTAATGCGGGAGCCAAGTCAATACGAAGCTCCTAGTTGTGCAACAATCGGAGGGGACTTTTGGTTTCCCGATAACGAATCTGGTATTCCTGGCGCATCCACAGTTGATGCTACCTTTGCAAAGAATATTTGCAATAGGTGTCCTCATCGTAGAGAGTGCGCTGAATGGGGTATTAAGAACGAGGCTCACGGTATCTGGGGTGGTCTGACGATTAGAGATCGTCAACGCATCAGACGTGATCGAGGAATCAAAATCTATCAGGAGGACGACGTTGCTTAACCTTTCCCGTGCTTGGAGTGGTGTGCTTACCAAAGCAACACCGCTACCTGATGTGTGGAATGGGTTAGCAGTAGAAGGTATTAAGTTTCGCAGAGGCCAGGTATGTATGGTAGCTGCAGCACCTAATGCTGGTAAGTCTATGTTCGCTCTGATCTATGCAATCAAAGCCAAGGTTCCTACACTTTTCTTCTCCGCAGATACTGATACCACTACTGTAATGATGAGGTCTGTATCGCATCTATCTGGTCACTCACAAGTGACAGTTGAAGCAAACCTTTCTAATGATAGCAAGTACTACAATGCACACTTAGACAAACTTTCACACATCAAGTGGGTCTTTGATTCATCTCCAAACATTGATGATTTGGAGCTTGAGATCAGGGCCTACGTTGAACTCTATGGACAACCACCTGAGTTGATAGTCATTGATAACCTAATGAACATCACTGCTGAGACAGACAACGAATGGGCAGGACTTAGAGCAATTATGATGGAGCTGCACGATATGGCACGCAAGACTGAGGCCTGTGTGATGGTGCTCCACCACGTATCAGAACAGTCAGAGTATGGGTCACCTAGTAACCCACCTCATCGCAGAGCAATCCACGGAAAGGTCAGTCAGTTACCTGCACTGATACTTACATTGGGCTATGACCCAGGACAAGGAATACTTAAGGTAGCACCGGTGAAGAATCGGTTTGGCGCACACACTGCTGATGGAAGCAAGTTTGCACAGCTACTGGTAAACTACGCAGCAGTACAGATATCAGATCAAAATGAGTTCGGTTGGATGTTAAGAAAAGATACGATTGCAGGATACCAAGGAGGGTATAATGTCTGAACAACAGTTATCAAATAAGTACCGAGACAATCTCAAAGCAGATGCTTTGCGTGCAGAAGTTGATGCACTACGTGAAGATGTTAATTCCATCAAGGTAGACCTAACCAACTTCGTTGGTGCGCTGCTGCAATCTGGTGTTGTCGAGTTAGTCAAAGATGAAGAAGGCAACATCATCTATAAGATCAACAAGGTTGTACTGGTAGATGAGTCAGTACAACAAGACTAAAGGTTCTCAGTTCGAGACAGATGTAATGAAATGGTTACGCAATAAAGGTGTAGCTGCAGAGCGTTTGTCTAAAGCTGGGGCAAAGGATGAGGGCGATATCGTAACTGTTATCGCGGGAGAAACCTATATCCTTGAACTCAAGAATAGGGCAACCCTATCGTTGCCTGAGTTCTGGAGAGAAGCACAAGTTGAGGCGCTTAACTACGCAAAGGCTCGTGGTATCGGGGAAGTACCCTTGTCTTATGTAATAGTTAAGCGTCGCAACGCATCAATAGATCAGGCTTGGGTAATCCAAGACTTAACTCAATGGCTAAAGGAGAAACAGTAATGCCATTTGGTAAACTTGCTACACGAAAACAGTTACCTGTTAGGGAGATTGTTTATGTGCCTCATCAGTACGAGGATGTCTATTCAATGCTTGAAAGAAACATTATCAGTATCGAAGAAGCAAGAGAGTTACTACACATCAACGAACAACTAGATAATTTAAGGAGAAACAGTAATGCCAGTACCAGAAGGTAACATCACAACATCAGAGATACTTGTACCAGAAGTTGTACCAGTAGAGGAAGTAACAGAAGAAGCTGAAGATGATTTGCCAGAACTGTCATAAAGGCGGAGAAGAAAATAGCCTTGCCCACTACAAGCGTTCATCTCATTGGCACGATAAGTGTGACGATAAGGGGTGTGTATGCCAGCACAAGACTGGTCCAGGGTACGTAAAGCGGGACGGTTCAAAGGTGCCGTTGATGCAAACTCAATCCCCATAGGAGCAATTGTTTCGCACTATGGAGGTGAAGTACGTGAAGGCAAGAGTGCTTCGGTTCGTTGCTGTTTACATAGTGACAGTAGACGTTCAGCAGTTATCAATACTTATGACAATTTATATTTCTGCCATACCTGCGGTAAGGGTGGCAATGCAGCTAACCTAGTGTGCATACTAGAGAACTTGGAGTTTAACGATGGCCTCAAACGTGCAGTCGAAATTGCTGCTGGAAGCGGCGCAACAATACGCACAGGCAATAAGTCCAGAAGCTCTAGCCGTACTAGAAGGACGTGGGATCTCTGAAGAAACAGCTGGACTGTTTCAGTTAGGAACTATTACTAACCCAATCAATGGTCACGAAATGTATGAAGGGTGGCTATCTATCCCATACATCACAGCATCTGGTGGTTGTGTTGGCTTTAAGTTTCGCAGGCTAGACGATGCCAAGCCTAAGTATGGTTCACCTACTGGGCAAAAGGCACACCTGTATAACGTATGTGACATCACTGTTGATTCACCTTACATCGTTGTATGTGAAGGTGAACTAGATGCGATAGTTACTAGCGGTGAGCTTGGTATACCTGCCGTGGGTGTACCTGGTGTAGCTGCTTGGAAGCCACACTTTCCAAAGCTATTTGCGGGGTACGAAACTATCTATGTTGTTGGTGACAATGATGTTAAAGAGGATGGGTCTAACCCTGGTGCAGAGTTTGCTAAACGTGTGGCTAACGAGGTAATGAACTCACAGATTGTTACACTACCACCAGGTATGGACATCAATGATTACTACTTGGCTAATGGAATTGATGCTACGAGAAAGTTACTGATAGGGGAGTCAAATGTATGACGATGACAAGAAGCGAGTGGGACACGATGCTACAGACTTTGCAGCATATGGGCTTCCAGATCCTTTTAGTGGATATGCAAAGCGAGACGATAACAATACGTCCGATACCGACTCGATAGACTTTGACCACGTTAAGTTTGTTACTGATATGTGGGAAGTCTTAGATGGCGCAGGTAACCTGCTCATCAAGAAGCACAAAGACTACGGCCCAACCAATATCAGCCTATCTCCAGGTGGACCGCTCAATGGTTTGCGTGTGCGTATGCACGACAAGACTGCACGCATCAACCACTTGATTGATAGCGGTGCAACACCAGAGAACGAGTCACTACGAGATAGCTTCATTGATCTACTGAACTACAGTGCTATCGCACTGATGGTCTTAGATGGTAAGTGGCCTCGTGACTGAGCTGCACCCAGTAATCTATGACCTAGTGCCTAGCGTCGCTAACACTATCCATCGTAGGTATAAAGCTTACGTAGAAAAGGATGATGTAAAGCAGGAACTGATTGCTTGGTCTATGACTAGGGCAGAAGATCACATCATTGATCTAATGGAACCTGTTGAGGAAAGACGTAAGCACAACGAGCAACGCATTGCCTGGCAGATGAGACGTGTAGCAGAGCGATACGCACGTAAAGAGAAAGCTGCTAAGTCTGGCTATCAGACTAATGATGAAGCCTACTACGAGTCAGCTACGCTTGGTCAGTTGCTACCCTTTGTTATTGCATCAGTCATAGATGGCACAGTATTAGAGCAGGCACAAGAGATGATTAGAGATGGGCAACCTAAAGGTTCATCATCTCCAGCAGAAGGTGGCAACCTACTTGCTAACCTAATAGACATCAAGAATGGCTTTCTTAAACTAGACCAAGAGGACCAGGCTATCTTGCGTATGCGCCATCACGAGAGCTTTACCCTGCAACAGATAGCACAGGTATTAGAGTGTGCTATCTCTACTGCAGATCGCAGGTGTGCTCAATCATTGCGTAGACTGCAAGATAATTTAGGCGGGGTTAGCCCCTGGCAATGAACAGTATCTACAATGAAAACTGTTTGGACACTATGAAAGGTATGCAAGATAACTTCATAGACCTAACAGTTACATCTCCACCTTATGATGGCCTAAGAGTGTATAACGGATACTCATTTAACTTTGATTCAGTTGCTTCTGAATTGTACAGAGTAACCAAGCAGGGTGGTGTAGTTGTATGGATAATAGGTGACTCTACAACTAAGGGTAGTGAGTCTGGTACATCTTTCCGCCAAGCTTTAGGATTCAAAGAAGCAGGGTTTAATCTGCACGATACTATGATTTGGCGTAAGAGTAACCCTATGCCAAAGTTTAGAAGCAAGCGTTACTTTGATGTCTTTGAGTATATGTTTGTACTGTCCAAAGGACAACCTAAAACCTTTAACCCTTTGATGCAATCTAATAAAAGAGCCGGTGAACTTTATGATTACACTGCCAAAGTAAAAACTAAGGGCAAGGTTAGAACCAAGAAAACATTTAACATCAATGATGAGCGATACAAAGATAACATCTGGGAGTGTGCTGTTGCTAAGAACGATACTGACCATCCAGCTGTGTTCCCTGAGTCTTTAATTGCAGACCACATAAAATCTTGGAGCAATGAAGGTGACATAGTTTACGATCCATTTATTGGGTCAGGCACAACAGCTTTGGCGGCACGTTCGCTTGGTCGTGCCTACATAGGTAGTGAAATAAGCCAGGAGTATTGTCAGATTGCAGAGAGTAGATTATCTTGAACGAAGAGTTATTGTTTACCTTTTTGCGTGAGAGTTTGTATCCTGATCTAGTAAAGAGTGAAGGCATCTTCGATGCCTATGACTGTATCTCCAAGCAAGCAGGACACTACATAGAGTTAAAGTGTAGAGCTGCACACTACAACACCTTGCTGATTGAAGAGATGAAGTATCGCAAGCTCATTACCCAAGCTGCAGAGCGTGAACTTATTCCTTACTACATCAACTCCACTCCGCAGGGTATCTTCTCATTTGATCTGATGGATTTACCAGAACCAGTGTGGTTTAACCACCAGATGCCTGCGACTACAGAGTTTGATCGCGTCGAGAAGGTTGAGAAGCTAGTAGGATACCTACCAATAGAGGAAGCGGTACAGTTATGACATATGAAAAAGCCATTGAACAGTTTGAGATAGATCGTAAGTTCACTGAGATTATTCTTTACAGTTATGTTTGTTGGAAAGAATAAATGCAATACGACTACCGCTGCCCTGATTGTAATGCAGTGCTAACCATTGAACGCAGTATCCACGAAGAACCACGCGACCCTTCTTGCTTTGATTGCCACATAACTATGGTGCGTAAATGGGACTCACCTGGTGTCACCTTCAAGGGTAAAGGGTTTTACTCTACTGGCGGATAGTGTATACTTTAGATCTTGGTAGGCGACCGCCTATTGAGTGCTAGCAAAAAGCCCCCGTCAGTTACGGCGAGGGCTTTTTGTTTTGTTAAATGCTAGCTTCTAAACATTCTAAGCATTTGGTTTGACCTTCCGCGACGGTGTCATTGCCACACTCTTCGCAGATCTCTTCCAATGTGTCACCTTAATCAGCAGCTTGGATACCTTCCACTATCCACTCTACTACTGGTACTGCAATAGCGTTGCCCACTTGGCGATAGCGTGTCGAGTCAGATGATTGCTCCGTCCAGTTGTCAGGAAAACCCTGCAACCTCTCACACTCAACAGGCGTTAGCCTGCGTATTGGTTCTTTCTTGTTGACTACATAAGGCACTCTTGCCCCACCAGTTCCCCAGTAAGTAGCCACAGTTGGTGAGTACTTATCGTAGAAGCGTGTGTCACTTACCCTTGTAGCCTCAAACAACAGGGTGCGATCTGATACATCTTCCTCTTGCGTTTTGTGGGCAACCACATTTTCGAAAGCTTGACGCAGTTTCTCCGGTAATGATGGGCTTCTACGAAGTACTCCCTCTGCAGCTTTTGCTGTTAAATAATATTTCTGCTGGTTCGGTTGAGTCTTCACCACGCTTTCCAACAATGAATACTCGGCGCCTTCGCTGGGGTATTCCGAAGTGTTGAGCATCAAGCACACGCCAGCTGAGAGAATACCCGAGGTCGGCCATAGTCCCGATGACGACTCCAAAATCTCTTCCTTTGTTACTGGATAGCAAACCAGGGACGTTTTCGATGATGAAGTATTCTGTTTGCGTTTCTTCCACAAGTCTTGCAATCTCCCAGAATAACCCGCTTCTTTCCCCAACAAGGCCAGCCCTCTTGCCAGCAACGCTGAGGTCTTGGCAGGGAAATCCTCCCGTAATAATTCCTCTGCTTGGATTAAATCCTTCATCTATTAGATCCTTTCCCGTTACTGTAGTTACATCTGTAAATTGTTTTGCGTCAGGAAAATGTTGTGCCAGTACATCTCTGCACTTGGCATCTATCTCCACATTGGCAACGACCTTTACGCCTTGGCGTTTCATAGCAAGATCAAAGCCTCCAATACCAGCAAAGAGGCTAACTCCCGTTAGCATCAGTACCAGCCTCTGCGATCTGAATGTCGGAGAGAGCTGCAGAAACTGCCTCCATAGCGGTGTTCAACGTATCGTATAGCGTGAAGGATTTGAAGTTCAGGTTGTCCACTACGCTCTCTAAGGAGTTGAGCAATTCCGAAAGCTGAGCTAATTGGTTTGCCCGAAGAGTCTCTTGGGCGAGCAAGGTGGTCGAAGCGGGATTCACGGGTCCAAAGTGTGACCGCACACTCTCTCTGTTGTGCGTTGTATCCGAGTGCTCTGAGGAAACTAACTGCAAGTGCCTTGTTCTCACGCTTCTCCTCCATTGTTGCTTTCGTTCTCTCTGTCATAATCGGTACGTCCTGCGACATCTGGGACGGCGTTCGCCCTTGTACGTGTACTAATACTAAGCTTGCCGTCACCAACAAGACTCCAAATAGTGCCTTCTTGTTCATCTAGTTCTTTCTCCTCCGCTAGTAAATCTCTATACAGGTTTGGGTAAAGGTGAGACAGGCGCACTAGCGCACGATCTCTTGCCCTTCTATAGTTTCTATAGTGGATAGATTGCTTTCCACTTACTTGTTTCATCTTCCTACCTCTCTTGCAACGTTGATTAAATCTGTTACATCAATTGTTTGCCCTACTAAATGAGCGTCTTCCTCATCACTATCCCACGCACTAATCAATAGGCGTGAGCCTTTCGGTGCTAGGAATAGCCAGCGCATAGCATCTATGCAGCTAGCCCCTCCCCAAGTGTTGCCGCCGTCGGGTTCAACTACCTCATAGAACAGGATTAGATCAGACTTAGGCGGGTGCAAGGTATAAATGTTATTCATTCTCGCCCTCGTCCTCTAGTCCGAACAGGCGAGCCATAGCAGAGTTCGCCCTCTGTAGGTTCTTGATGGCGTTGTCTATATTTTCCTCTTGTAAATCTTTCCCAGCTTGGTCTAAGCATAGGTTCAATTTAGCCTCTAAGTATTCTTTATTCATTGTCTTCTCCCTCTTAGTAGTTTGCGTAGCGTTCTTCTATTTCTTGAATTCTGTCATTTATTAAATCCAAGATAATGCAGTAATCTTTTGGGTCATCAAAAAGAGGATTTTCAAAAGCCCTCTTGTACTCTTCCCTGAGTATCTCTAACTCTTTGCTCATTCTTCTCCCTCTTCTTTCAGTACTCTACCGTTGAAATCACTACTAATTATCTTCCACGCATCTTCTTCCCCAAAGAATAAACTCCAATCCCACCAGCGCGGATCGCCGTCATAGGTCTCTATCTCTAGGGTGATAGTCCACTTATCTTTCATTTGTTTTCCTCTTGTTCTGTTTTTACTGACACGATTTTAGTCTGGTATTCCACATTGTCTCCCTCACCGGTGACCGGTTCTTCAACCTGCGCCACGAGCTGCAGGACTAGCATTGAGATTTCCTCATCTGTTAGTTCCTTGTCTGTCAAAAATGAAATCGAAATTGTGTAGTTGTTGTCCACTAGTTGAGCCTCCCTCTGTTGTTGACTAGTTGCCTTGCCAAGCCTATCGCCTCTCGTTTCGTATAGCCAGCAAATATGCGTTCCCCAAGGTCTCTCTCTCCCTCGTAGGCTCGGACACGCCAAAACCCTCCGAGGATATTGTTGCCATCTTTTTCTGCTACCAGCTGAATTTTCATTGGTCTAGCACCTTTCTATATGCCCTCTCTATCCGAGCTTTTGTACAGGGTGTGCAGATTTTAACAATCTGCCCGTCGTATGGGAACAGGTTGCCACAATCTTGGCAGACTACATCTTCCATTATTTAACCTCCGTATTTAGACCGAAAATGAAACCGCCCCCGTTGCCCTCGGGGTCACAACTTATTTGGATCTTCCCTATTTCCCCGTCCTTAAACTTAATTGTAAAGGTCGGAAAACCCTCTCCAAATTCCTCTTCATCACTCATACCATCAAATGAAAGGATAGTGGCACCAACCAAATCGCCATAGTATTTTGCGTAGTATTCATTACTAGTCATTATGCAACCGCCTCTAGGTAGTAACCGAATTGGGCGTATAGTTTTATTAAACGCTTTACACAGGCAGGGGTTAGTTCGCCCTCTCCCACTACCTCTTTTGTCTCTATATTAATCAAGCGTGTGTACGCCTTGGCTTTTTTCACCTTGGGTTCTCCCTCTCTCTCTTTATTTTAGTTTTCCGATTAGAAAACTACCCACACCCTGCAACCTGAAAAAAGCTGCAGGGCGTGAGTAGGTCGCTATTCCTTGTGCATAAAGTGCCATAATGAGGCGGTAATCGCCCCAACTATGACACCCCAAAACGCAAGAACACCGAACAGGGTTATGGCATCTTCCAGCAAGGTTTCCTCCCATCTCGGACGGGAGAATTTCCCCCGACCTAGTGCGCCCTCGGGTATCGAACCCGACTAGATAGCCGACCTATGGGCGCGAACCTGCTATTTAATCAAGAGTTCGCAATCACTTTCCTCAATGCCTGAGACAACTTTTGGGTGTAGTTCTCGGGTCATAGCCTCAAATGCCTCGCTTGGCCAACCTGAACCGAAAACGCGACGCAACAGAATTGTGAGTGCGTATTTAGGGTTCGCCTCGGTTGCCTTATCTAGTGCCAAATACGCTTGGGTTGTATCGCCTAGGCGGTAAAGGAAAGAGGCGCGGATTGAGTTAATCGGTGCAATTTCCTCGGTGATAGTTGTGTCGTTTAGGTAGTTCATAAACGCGAGAACAAGCTCGGGCGTGTGATTTTCTGCAGTAATGCCTAGTGCAAAATCGCGCAGTTGTATGTCGCGGAGTGAGTGCGCCACGCTATTTTTTAGTGTTGTTTCAACTGTGCCATTCATTTCGAATTCGATTAAAGCATTTCGGAATTCATTTACTGCCTGTGCTTGGGTCTTAACTGTTGTTTCCATTTTCATTTATTCCTGTTCGGTAATGGGTCGCAGGGTTGCGACCTAGTGAAAATTGTACAGGACTATGCCCCATAGTGAGGACATTTCCCAGGGTAATTTTCCAGGGGAAATTTCGCCCTGGTGGTTCGCCCTGGTGGTTGGTTTCAGCTGGGTTTCGGGGTCGGTTCGCCTTGGTCAATTTCAAAATGGATCCAAATTCGGTCAGGGCTTGGGGCTTGGGTCGGCTCGGGTTACGAGCTGCAACAAGCTGCAACAGGTCAGGTCAGGTCGGGTCGGTTGCCTTGGTTGGCAGGGCTTGGGGTTGCCTCGGTTGAGTTGGGTCACCGGTTCGGGTCGGTCGGTCGGGTGCCTTGGGTCAGGGGTCGGGCTAGTAATCGGCTCGGGTTGGCAGGTCATCAGGTCGGGCAGGTTGGGGAATTGTTAAGGGGTCGCGGTCGGAGTATTAAGTCTTGGGGGTGCCGAATAAGTAGCAAGCCCGAACAGTTGTTCGAACCGCGCAGAACAGCGCAGGGCAGGGGGGGCAGGGCGCAGAACAGGCACCGCCAGCCAAAAAACGCGCACCCCCCATTGTTGAAATGTACACGGTACTACTCTGTGTACCGTCACAAAAAATATTTGCTAAAGTGAAATGCAGTACTTTCAAGCTTCTGACCTGCGGTTTTATATACTGTGATACAACTCACATTCCAAAAACGAGAAATGCGTTAAATTTCCTGCCTTATATATAGTAAGGGGCTTTAATAGGAAAGACCCTGAGCAGTTAACGGTTGGCCTCTAGCGAGGCCCCTAGGCCGAGCACTAACTTACCCCTCAGTTCGCTGTGGCTCCTTCGGGCGCTAAGCCCGAGCTGCCTAGTACTTTTAGTGGGGATAGCTCTATCTACTGGTAGATAAAACCTTCCTCGCCTAGTATAAAAATAAACCGATTCCGGCCGGTCCCCAATAAATTTTAGGAGATCACGTGGCTGACAATAGTGCTGATATCGCCAAGAGAATCATCCTTGGTTGTGTAGCAGAGGGTATGACCATCGAGCAGGCTTGTGCCTCAGCTGGCAAATCCATTAAGACTTACGAGTACTACCGACGTACCGATAAGGTCTTTACAGACAAGGTTGACCGAACACGCCTTGGTCTTAAAGACAAGTCCTTTGCAACATCCGATGTCCACGACATTACCTTTGCCGAGTTCCGCCAGAAGTTCCTGCACTCCCAGACATTTCCACACCAGCAAAATCTGGTAGATATGATCGAGGGTAGAGAGCCTGGTTGGCTGCACCCTTCTATGAAGTATGAGCCAGGACTGGCTAGTAATAGAATCCTGATTAACATTCCGCCCAACCACGCCAAGTCAATTACGATCACGGTTGACTATGTAACGTGGCAGGTAGTACGTAACCCCAACTTTAGAGTTTTGATTGTTTCCCAGACCCAGCAGTTAGCTGCCGACTTTCTCTACGCCATCAAGCAACGCCTGACTCATCCGATGTATGAATCACTCCAACAGGCTTACGCTGCTGGCGTAGGGTTTAACTCTAAGTCAGCTTCCTGGCAGGCAACCCGCGTCACCTTTGGTTCCGAGCTTCGTGAGTCTAGCGAAAAAGATCCAAACATCGAAGCTATTGGTATCGGTGGTCAGATCTACGGTAAGCGTGCAGATATGATTATCGTAGACGACGCTGTTACCTTAAAGAACGCTAACGAGTTTGAAAAGCAGATTCGCTGGTTAACCCAGGACGTACGATCTCGTTTGAACCCTACGGGCAAACTTGTAGTAATTGGTACCAGAGTTTCAGCTATGGACCTATACCGCGAGCTGCGTAACGAAGACCGCTACCCTGGTGGATTGGTCCCGTGGAAGTACTTGGCTATGCCAGCGCTTTTGACTACGCACGAAGACCCTGACAAATGGGAAACCCTTTGGCCTGCTAGCGATGCTCCCTTTGATGGTCAGATGGAATCTGATAAGAACGAAGACGGCCTCTACCCTAGATGGAATGGTCGCAACCTTTACAATGAACGCCAAGCTATGGATGCAAGTACCTGGGCTTTGGTGTATCAACAACAAGATATCTCAGATGATGCCATCTTTGATCCGGTATGTGTGCGAGGTTCTATAGATGGTATGCGTAAAGCAGGTCGTTTGGTTCCTGGTAACCCAGGCCATCCGCGTGATGTTAATGGCTTTTCTTTTATTTGTGGTCTTGATCCCGCTATGGTTGGTGATACAGCCGTCGTTTGTTACGCTGTTGATAGGGTTACACACAAACGCTATATCGTTGATGCTATTAAGATCACTAGGCCAACGCCTGCTGCGATACGCCAACTAATCTTTGACTGGACTTCCCTGTACCAGCCCAGTGAGTGGATAGTAGAAAAAAATGCTTTTCAATCATTCCTTACGCAAGATGAGGGCATCCGCCAAAACCTTGCCTCACGGGGTGTGCTACTGCGAGAACACCATACTGGAAACAACAAGTGGGACTCCGGTTTCGGTGTTGCTTCTATGTCCACCTTGTTCGGCACAAAACAGTTTGACGGAAAACACCATCGCGACAACCTTATTCACTTACCTAGTGACCAAACTGAAAACGTTAAGGCATTAATTGAACAGCTGATTACGTGGTCACCTACTACTAAGGGTAAGACCGATATGGTGATGGCTCTGTGGTTCTGTGAGATCAGAGCACGCGAGATGCTTAACCAGGGTTTACACAAGACTCATCATATGAAGAATCCTTTTCTATCTCGTTTCGAGGTAGGCAAACGAACAGTTGTCAACATAGATGAACTGCTCGCAGAAAAAGATCGCACATTCATCTAAGGAGATAAAATGCCAGCAGCAAAGAAGCCAGCAGCTAAAGGGTCAGTAGCAAAAACTTTTGATACATCAAAGTTAATACCAAAGATGACTCCACAAGATGCAGCAATGCTTAAGATTCTAAAGAAAAAATACGGCGCAGACGTATACAAGAAGTAAGGACTCCACATTGTTATCAGTCAAAGAAGTTGACGCTAAGCTAGCACGCTTACGTACTCGCTCATCAGCGCGAGATCAACGTATGCGTGATGTGCTTTCGGTGCGTCAGGGAGATATCTCTAAAGTATACCCTGCAATGTTTTCAGAGGAATATCCAAAGCCTCTGGTTGCAAACTTCATTGACGTAGCAGCACGTGACTTAGCAGAAGCAATGGCACCACTGCCATCCTTTAACTGCTCAGCAACCAATATGGTTTCAGATGCAGCACGCAAAGCTGCAGATACTAGAACTCGTATTGCAAACTTTTATGTAACAAACTCTGACCTACAACTGCAGATGTACACAGCAGCAGACTGGTATAACACATACGGTCTTGGTATTGCTATGGTTGAGATGGACTTTGAGGACAACAACCCTCGTATCCGTATGCTCAATCCATTTGGTACATACCCAGAGTTAGATCGTTATGGTCGTATGTTATCTGTTACTCAGGTTATTGTTACCGATGCAGAGACACTTGCTTCACAATATCCAGAATATTACGATTTAATTCTAGGCAAAAACCAGTACGCTCTTTCTTCTCCTTATATCTCAATGGTCAAGTACCACGACAAAGATCAGGATCTGCTCTATTTACCAGAGCGTAAGAACCTTGTTCTATCTCGTACACCTAACGTACTAGGTAAGCCAATGGGTTCTGTCGTAATGCGTTCTTCACTTGACGGTGAGGCACGTGGACAGTTTGATGATGTTCTATCAGTTCAGTTAGCTCGTGCTCGCTTTGCAGTATTGCAAATCCAAGCAGCAGAAAAATCTATCCAAGCACCTATTGCTATCCCACAGGATGTGCAAGAACTTGCTCTTGGTCCAGATTCAATTATGCGTTCTGCTAACCCACAAGGTATTCGTCGCGTTCCATTAGATTTACCACCAGGTATCTTTGCAGAGTCTGGTGTACTAGAGCGTGAACTACGCCTTGGTGCTCGTTACCCTGAATCTCGTTCAGGCAACATTGACGCATCGGTTGTAACAGGTCGTGGTGTGCAAGCACTACAGGCTGGTTTTGATACACAGATCAAGGCAGCTCAAGCACAGTTTGCTCGTATGTTCCAAGAACTTATCTCTGTTTGCTTTGAAGCAGATGAAAAAATCTTTGGTGGTATTCCAAAAACCATCAAGGGTTCAGATGATGGAACACCTTACGTTCTAAAGTACACACCATCTCGTGACATCAAGGGTGAGTACGGCGTAGATGTACGCTACGGAATTATGTCTGGTATGGATCCAAACCGTGCCATCATTGCTTTACTACAAATGCGTTCAGACAAGCTCGTATCTCGTGACTATGTACGTCGTGAGATTCCAATGGACTTGAATGTTACGCAGGAGGAACAACGTGTTGATATCGAAGAAATGCGCGATTCTTTGCGCGTGGCTGTTGCTCAGTATGCTCAAGCCATTCCGGCCCTTGCAGCGCAAGGCCAAGACCCTAGTGAGATTATCACCCGCATTGCGTCTGTTATCCAAGGTCGGCAAAAGGGCCAATCGCTAGAAAGCACAATCGAAAAAGCATTTACACCAGAACCACCACCTCCAGCCCCAGAGATGCTACCTATGGCACCAGGTATGGAACAACAACTTCCAGCAGCAGGAGCGGCCCCCGCCCCAGCCTCAGCGCAACCTCCACAAGAACAAGGTGGTATGGCCCCTGCTGCTGGTCAACGTCCCGATATAGCCCAACTACTAGCTGGTATCACCGGCGCAGCATAATCAGAGGAGGTGTAATATGAACCAAGGATCACGTGCAGCAGCACCAATGTCAAAGCCAGTTGAAGGCAAGAAGGATACCTCCAAGCCAGCAGGACCAGGCAAGGTAGTACCATCAATGATGCCAGCAGGACGACGCGGCAACGCAGTCAAAAAAGGGTAATAACTTTTTAATGAGAGGTGTACTGGGCGATGAAAGATGATAACTATATTCCTCGTCCAGTACGCTTGCTCGATCTTGTCGTAGTAGGCGTAGGCTTTATACATAACATAGCTTCATCAATAGAAACCTTAACAGGTGAACTAATGGAGTTAGCAATTTATCATTCAAATCATCTTACTCAAACCAACAGGGCTTGGGAAGATATGGCAGCAGATTTAGAAAAATTAGAGGAGGACCAACAGTGAGTATGATGAATCCACTGGCAGGACCAGCAGGTCCAGGCAAGTTCTCTACACGTACAGATAAGTTGGAAATGGGTTCCACAGCATACGGTGAAGGCGTTGAGACACAGGCTATTAAGTCAGGTGCTCCGCTATCCAAAACTGCTGATGTACGTCCTGCTCGTGCAGGAGATGTACGCGAAGCAGCAACACAGGAACCAGTAACAGAATTATTTTCACCATCACAGCGTCCAGAGGAACCTATAACTTCTGGAATTGATGTGGGCGCAGGACCAGGATCTAATGCAATGATGATGCGTCCTGAAATGATTGAAAAGTATTCCGATACATTGGCTAAGATGTTGCCATATGATGAATCAGGCGAGATTGCAATTTTGTATCAGGATATGCTTGCTAGAGGTATGTAATGGCAGATAGAAACCTACAACTTGCTGCGATGCAAGCGGGTCTTAATCCTGCCGAAAAAGCAAAGATTGATTCGTTATCAAAAGCATTAAACGCACATAAGAGTTTACTCGATATGCCTGCATCTGAGGCTCGAGTTAGATTTCAGTCACTGCCAGCAGATCAACAGCAATCTTTGACTGCAACATTTGGAACAGAACCACCAGAGGATAAAAAGCGTAGCGTTCTTGGCACCGCTTGGCACTATACAGGTGGCGCAATTATTGGCGGCCTAACAGAAATTTCAGATCTTACTACACGTGCATATCGTGCAGCAGTTATTGCTAACGAGAAAATTCCACTAGGTAGCGCAGAATACTACTTGCCTAAAAACTGGAACGTCTTAACTGATGCTTGGAAAAAATCAAATGACAACGGCGAGCTTGTATACAACGAAGGCCGACTAGAAGCTGCAAAGAAAAAGTACGGCAGTACATATGTTTCTATGGCGCAACAAGCCACAATGGGTAAGTCTCTTAGCGATTTTATTGCTACAGGTACCGAGGCTGAAAAGAAAATTGCAGCTTTAGCTGCAAAGGGGCAAGATCCTGTATGGCAAAACGTATATGATGCAGTTGCTGCATCTAAGTACTCTCCAGGTCGTCAACTTGCTAATGCAATTCTTCCTGGATTCTTAGAAGGTACAGGATTTCTATACAAAGGAATCTCCGGAACCGCAGATGCTACATACCGCATTTTTGCAGACCCTACCCTTGCACTTGGAAAAGCTAAAAAAGCATACGATGCTGCTAACTATGCAATCATTAAGATTGCTGGAGATCCAAAGAAGTTAGATGCTGCTTTTAATAACCCAAAGGTTGTAAACTTTTTTAACTCATACGGACCAGAACTTGAAAGATTAGGTAAGGCACGTAAAGCAAAGGATGTAAAGGCAGCCGTTGCAACGAATGAGACACTTCGTCGTATTGCTCCAGAATTTGGCCCAGCTGCAATTGATGAGTTCGTCAAGGCTGGCGTAAAAGATGCCGACACTGCAAAAGCTTATTTTCAGAACAGCGTAGATGTGCAAGGTATCCTTAAGGGTCAAGCAGCTCGTGAGACACCGCTGATTCCACGCCTAACGCTAGGTCGTCAAGCTCGCGTTGCTGCACTTACTACTGGAAATAAAGTTCTTAATATAGACAAAGTTGGGCAAAAATTAGTCCGTGCTTTGTATGGAACTGCTCCAGAATTTGAAGATATCTTAACTGGTATTACTACCCGCTCTGAAGATATTGCAGCTTTAGAAAACAAAGTAGGACGTATCAAGGGTCCAGATGGTGTTGTGCGTTTTACGGACAACCAGATCCAGGGTCGTATTGATCGTTTTACTCGTAAGTTTACAAAAGTACCTAACGCAACATCAACAGTGTTTGATGTAATGGCCCCTAATGCTGTAGATGAAATCTACCGCACAGCACGTTTAACAAACTCTCGCTATCACAGCAGAATTATTGCTGAGACATTTGCAGCAGGTGACGAAGGTCAGCGTATGCAAATTACTAAAGGTTTGTGGAACACAATCTTTTCATCACGTGGCGTACGCAAGGGTGATCCTGGCAGGTCATTTATGGATGAGTTTGCAGGTAAAGGTTTAGAGAAGCGCTACGCTGCAGATATTGTTGTAGACGGTAAACGAGTTGGAAATCCAGCAGAGTTTGCTGGAGAGCAAGTAGCTCTATTTCCATACCAGCTTTCAACATCTATGGTTATCCCATCGGTTGTTGAACTAGATCGTCTTACTGCTCGTCAGGGTTTAGCATCTAGAATTATTGGAGTATCACACAAGAACATTGTTGACCAAATTACATCTACTTGGTCATTCTTGACTCTTGCTGGTCCACGCTTTGCTATGCGTAATGCTATCGAAGACTCTATGTTCTTCTTGGCACGTGGCCGTAATCCTTTAGACATAGTAAAGGGAAAGCTTTGGTCTACACGTATACGTGTGGGTAAGGGCGCAGGTGCGCTTAATCCAGACGGTACAGCCAAAAGCGCATTAGATAAATTTAAGGACACAGTTTTCTTAAACTCAGAAGCCGGTGAACTTGGTGCAATTAATAAATTCTTACTAGCAGATGAATTACAAGAATTCGCTGTTAAAGTTTCTAATGCTGCAAATGAAGATGAAGTCCGTGCAATTTATGCACAAGCTGTTCTTCGTCGTAAGCTTGCATACAAACTAGATCCAGAATCAGATGAGATTCTTGCAGACGTAGCAAAGTATGGAAACCTAGACAACCTTCTTGCAGATGTAACAGAAGGTGCAAAGAATGGTGTTCGCGGTGGTGGACGCTATCAAAACGTTGCATCTGATGTAACCCGCTTCGGTAAGATGGCACCCATTACTATTGATGGCAAGTCTTACAAGCGTTCAGTTGGAGATAAGTCTTTTACTAACTTTAACCCTGTCGCTAATGAAACAGCAAAGGTTAGTTGGCTATTTCAAATTGGTGTAATGACCAATGATGAACTAGGTCGAATTGCTGTTAAGCATTTAGATGATGAAGAAACTGCAATTGCAGAAATGTTTAAGTATCTAAAGAATATGCCACAGCGTGATCGTGATAGTTTCCAACTTTACTTCAAGGGTGGCGATGAGGCAATTCACGCACAGCGTGCATACCTTGCAGTTCGTACTTTGTTCTCAAAGGCAGATGGAAGTCTAAATGATGACCTTTGGAATAGAGTTGTATTCACAGATCCAGATGGTTATGTAAGAGTATCTGCCAATAAACTACGCATTTCTGACTTGCCTAATAACCCAGAACTAGCACCTACCTTTATTTCAGGCCCAACACTTGTACCAGTATCTGCAGGAGATAACTTTGCTGCATCTATCTGGGATAAGGGCTGGGATGCAATGGGCGAGGCTAATGCTCGTTGGACTCGTGAGCCTATTGTTATTAATGAACTCATCCGTTACCGCAAGCAACTAGACTCATCTGGATACAGCAAGAAGGTTATTGATAACTTTACCGCTGGTAAGACAGATGAAGCCTATGAAAAGGCCTACGCTGCAGCTAAGCGTCACATTAACGACACTGCAGAGGATCTAGCAAAGGAAACAGCGTTAGCATTTGTTGATAATCCAGCTGTGCGAAGCCAGCTTGCTATGTCTGCTCGTAACTTTGCACGTTTTTATCGTGCAACCGAAGACTTTTATCGCCGTTTTTATCGCATAGTTCGATATAACCCAGAGGCAATCACTCGTGCGTCATTGACATACGATGGAATTTCACACTCTGGCTTCGTACAGACAGACGATAGCGGAGAACAATACTTCTTCTACCCAGGAACAACTGCTATGTACCAGGCTATGGGTAATGTTATGCAGGCTTTCGGTCAAGAAGAAGCAATCAAGGCTCCAATGCCAGTTGAATTTAGTGCTAAGTTGAAGATGATTACACCATCTACCAACCCAGACTCACTGTTCCCAACATTTGCTGGCCCATTATCTGCTATATCTCTAAAGGCTATCTTTAATCTTATCCCAGCAATTGATGGACTCGAAAGAGTATTGCTTGGTCAGTACTCAGAAGATCAACCTATGATTAATGCTGTAATGCCAGCACACGTTACACGCTTGCTGGCAACATTAGACAAGAATGAGCGTAATTCTCAGTACGCATCTGCAGCTCGTAAAGCTGCTGCATACCTAGAGGCAACAGGTCACGGTCTAAAGCCAAAGATTGACCCAGTAACAGGGCAAGAAATTGACATTACTGCTGGTGAGCTTGAGGACTACAAGGATAAGTTACAGACTTCAACCTTTACTGCATTGACTCTTCGCTTTATTCTTGGATTCTACGTGCCAGCTTCACCTCAAACAACTCTAAAGTCAGATGTTGCTCAGTGGGTTCGCCAAAATGGTGAGACAAACCTAAAACAAACTTTCAACAACTTAGTTGAAAAGACAGGCAGCTACGATAAGGCTATGGAGGAATGGATCCGTCTATTCCCTAAAGAGATGCCATACACAGTATCTGAGTCTGAGAGTACAGTTACAGCTATCATTAGCTCTAACAATCAGGCACTTGGGTGGATCAATAAGAACAAGCCATTGCTTGATAAGTACCCAGAAGCTGCATCATTCTTTATCCCAAAGGTGGGAGAATTCGATTTCAACGCCTATAAGTTGCTAATAAATATGGGACTTAAGAGATCAAAGCTTGTAGAAGATTACTTACGTGAAGTAAATACATCTTACGACGAGGCTTTCTATTACGATCAACAAGATCAATTTGACGAAGAGATGGCTAATACATATAGCGATTACTCCAAGCGTCAACTCCAGGGCCAATGGGATACTTGGGCTAAGCAGTTCAAGAAGGCACGCCCTAACCTACAGGTAGAACTAGGACGTGGCGCTGAAAGAGCTATTGAGCGCAATCAGGCTGTATCTGATTTAACAGTTATGCTTGCAGATCCAAAGGTAAAGCTCGATCCAGCAATTCGTCAACCAATCGAAGGTATGTTAAATACATACAATGATTATATCAATGCACGTGACTCCATTTTTGGTAATGGTGCATCTGCTAAGAACTACAAAGATCTATTAAAGCAACGTGCAAAGCAGGAACTAGAGCGTTTGTCGCAGACAAACCGTAACGCAGAAGATGCTTACTTTGCTCTGTTCTCAAAATTAATTAGAGACTAACGGGAGATAACAGTGGCAGAAGGCGCATTTTGGAATAACTGGAAGAACACAGCTATTCCTGCTAGTGGTGGCATCATCTCCAATTCAGGTGCATACGGTGGATTTAAGGGGAAAGAAGGAGCTACAGGAAACAATGTAGCAATGGATCCGTACATTAGTGACTTAATTGAGACCTCTCCACAAGATCGTCTTGCAATATCAAAGTTGCTAAAAGCTGCTGGATACAAAGTAACACCAAGTAGTAAATATAATAAAAGATTAGGCGATGTTTACATTCAAGTAAACCAAGAACTTGCTGTAGAAAAAGCACGTTCTGGTCGCCCAGAACTTACCTTGCGTGATTTCCTTGTTGAAAACCAACAACCTGCATCTGGAACTACGCCAGGCCTGCCTAGTCGCAACATCTATCAGTACACAGAAGCAGACAAAATTGAGATGCTAAACGAGGTTTCTCAAACACTTCGTGGACAGGACATCACTCCAGAAGATCAATCTGCAAAATGGTACAAGGACCTTAAGAAGTCTCTTGACAATATGATTTCAACCGGCACTTTGTCTACAACAAAGAAGGTTACAAACCCTAAGACTGGTAAGCTAGAGATTCAGACTGTACAGACTCCAGGTTTCTCAAAAGATCAAATTGCTGCTACAGCAGAAAAAGCAATTCGTAAGGCAACGCCAGAAGAAGTTGCACGCAAGGAGCGTGTTGATTTCACAGGCTGGTTATTTCAGACACTGGGAGGTAAGTAATGGCTAACACAGCTGAACAAACCCAGTATGATACAGAATTAGCTGCTTTAAATAAGTTAACAGGTGTAGAGCGTGCTCGTGCAAAAGAAGCATTTGATACCAAATACCCCAATGGTCGTCCAGTTAATGCTCCTGTGTCTAATGCAGAAATTGCTAGTGGTCTTAAAATAGCAACTAACCTAGGTATTGGTGAGGCGCTACTTAATGATCCTACATATGGTGAAGAACTTAGGAAAATCTTTGAACTTTACAAGACAAATAAAACCGCTGCAGTTGAAGCGCTTTTCAAGAGTAAGTTTGGTAAGTTAGATTCAGATGCTCGCAGTCGCTATGTAACTAAACTTGAAAACTCCGACCTATACAAAGAAGGTCTTAAGAGCTGGCTTATTGGTGTTAAGAGAAATCTAAAACAACAAGGTTCAACTCTTACAGATCAGCAACTTGAAGACTACTATATCCGTGGTATTGATGAAACAACTATTCTTGATGAAGCGCTATCTGGTGCTAAGTTTGAACCAGGAAAAACTGGTGGTACACAGGCTGGCTTCTATAACGATTTACTAAGAATTGCAACGGCTAATGGTATTTCATCTACTTTGCTTCCAAAGGTTCTTGGCTTTGACACCATTGACCAGGTTATCAAAGAACTCCAGACTGGCGCATCCATTGAGGACTTCAACCAGAAGATTCGTAACTACGCTAAAGCTGCAGTGCCTGAGTGGGCAAAGAAGTTAATTGACCAGGGCAGCGATTTAACCGACATTATTAGCCCATATCGAGCAACAATGGCAGATGAACTAGAAATTCCTTACACATCTATTGATGTTACTGATTCATTTATTCAAAATGCTTTATCATCTAATACAAGCCTTGCAGATATGCGTAAGCAATTACGTCAAGATTCTCGTTGGCAGTACACAGATAGAGCAAGAGAGTCAGTTTCTAACGCAGCACTTAAAGTCCTTCGTGACTTTGGATTCCAGGGGTAAAGATGGCACGCAAAGATAGAGATATGCCAGATGGCGCTAGAACTCCTGCATCTTTTTCAAATGTAGATGAGCAAAGCCAAGCAGCAGCAAAGAGAGCATTAGCGCCAACAGCAGCGTCAGCGCCAAAAT